GCATTTGCACTTCCTGTGCCTCCATCCGCAATGGCGATAGGTGAGGATAGACCACTTATCGTACCACCTGTGATGTTTACATTTCCTTCGCTAATCGCAACTGTTGGTTCACCAAGTTGGTTAAGTGAAGAGGCATCCACGGAAACGCCTGTGGCAAATGTAAAGCCTCGTGTAACTGTTGCGGTGATTGCCATCTATGCAACTTCCCTTCTTGCTGCTGCCCCTACCCCAATTGCTTCCAAACTTACATGTCTAAAGCTTGGTCTGCCTGCGGTTACATTAATCTCAACTTCTGCACCATACCCACGGGTACGACCCGTACCAAAGCGGAAGAGTGCTTCTTCTGTGCCATCTGCGGTGTGGCTTAATACTGTGGTGCTTGAGTCTGGGTCTAGCGTGTTGACCTTAATATTAAATGCATCTGCATTGACTGTGTTTGCACCTAACTGTCCACGCTTCCAACTTTTCACGCTAATGTCTCCAAAGGTGAAGGATCGTGATACAAGCTTACCTGCAATTGCAGTTGTGCCGGACTCAGATGTACTGCCTATTTTTCTGCCACTATCATCAATGGAGTTTTCTTCCATTAAGTACCAACCTGTTTTGTTGCCTGCAAATAATCTGCGTCTTGTTGGGTTGCTTCCATGCGAGCAGATTACCCAATCATCTACATGAAATGCCACACTGCCTGACATTGCTGGGTAAGAATCTACGCTAGTCCAGGTCGATGTAAGTAGGTTAAATACAAAAATCTTGTTCGCTACTGTTGAACTACCTGTGGGTACTGCAAGATAGTACTTGTTGTCGTACACGATTCCGCATGATTTATCTGCTGCTGCAAAGTTAACCTCATCAAATTGATTTTGTATCGGTCTGGTCATGGGTATGGTTTCGCCACTTACTTTACTAATAGCTACCCCAAGTCCCTTTGCAGGGTCTGTACCGGGTGACAAGACGATGACACCATTATCAGATAGGAAGAATGTTTGTGGCCCAGACTGTGCAATTGATTTACGTGCCACACAACCATGCTGTCTTGTTATTTCGTATGTGTTGGCTGCGGAGGTTGTGGCAATGTTATTAATCATGTGGATGCTGTTACGCATAAACACGATCAACTGATCTTCTTGGTAAGGATAAAAGCCTACAAGAAAATCTGCACTTCCTTTATTTATTCTAAATTGTGAGTCAGCAGCGTAGTAATTATCTGTGTCCAACAAGTCAGACATGATAATGGAATAGTTACTGTCTGTAGGTTGTGGGATGATTAAGCGATTCCTAAAGAACACACCATAATCTGTGTTTGGACATTGTATGCGTCCAGCACCTGGGCTTGCATTTGCTTTAACTACAAAGTCATTGCTTACATCTCCATCCCACTCAAGTGGTGTTTTATTCTTACCACGAAACAAGATGAGTTTTTCTAATGCCTGCACGAAGCTCGCGCCATCTGCCGTGGCTACAACTTCACTGCCTGGATAATCAATGTCGATACCTGAGTTGTTCGCATCATTCCATAGGATTACTTTATCCTTGGTCGCAGCTACCACATATTCATTTCCTGTTGCAGGATCGGAGTAGAGTGTGGATGCAAAGACCATCTCATTTGTACCATTGTAGCTAAGTGTTACTGCACCAGCTAGAAAATCTATACCTTTGCGTACCTCTGCAAGATCACCAATCAAGCGCATATTCTCGCTTGTCTGTACAAAGCCCGGTTCTAAACTTGTTGCTTCTTGGTATGAATCAATACCACGAAATCCACGATCTCCGTCTGTAAGAACTTGGTCATCTAATCTACCTGATGTGCGATAACGTGCCATTCACTTGTTCTTTATTTCTAGGTAGAGTTTTCTACCCATGTAAATAATGGTGATGACACCTGCGATGCATCCGAATAAATCATCCAAATGTGCTAGACCAAAAGTGGCAACTGTACCACTCATGCCAAGAATTGCAGTCCGGTCTATCATTAGAAAAGCCAATCTAATATGACGATACCAACGACAAGTGATGCAAATATGGTTATCATTTTACCTTTTTTCGACATGTCCAAGAACTTGTCTTTTAGTAATTCAAGATTTCTCATTTCGGGAGGGTGGTTTTACGGGGAATGGTGCGCGAGTTTGATGTTTAATTGCTTCGGTTTGGGAGCATTGACGGGCAGTTCGTTTTGCCACGAAGATTGGAATGGCGAGGTAGCCTCCGAGGAGGATGGCCGCTCCGATTAGAATTTTCTTTATGTAGGAGGTGAAGGCATCGAAACCTGTTTTGTGACTTTCCATGCCTTTTGCAACAAGCTCGCTCACATCTCCGTGTGTAAGTAAATCGAGCTTTTCTTCTGCTTCGATGAGGGCATCTTTGTTTTTGATTGCCTCACCACTAACTGCACCAATGCCAGCACCAAGTGCTGCTATACCTGGGCCACCTAGTGACCCCACTCCACCACCTGCAATTGCTCCAAGTGTTGGGTAGGTGGAGCGCAGACTGCATCCTGTTAGGCAGACAAGCAAAAGGACTATGGCGGTGTAGATCATTCGGGTGGAAAGTTAGGGTCAGTCCACTCGTCTGTTGCTAGAATTGCGAGTATTTCAGAATGCGTGTATTGCGTTTTTCCATCCAAGAATGACCACCGTTGGTTCTCTAAGGAGTGGTATAAGCCTTGGGCTGTTTCTTGCATAGGTTAGATAGGTTCGTCAGATGACCACTCATCCGTGGCTAATACAGATATAATTTCTGAGTGAGTGTATTGTGTTTTGCCATCCAAGAAGGAGGGTGTTGTGTCCGTGTCAAACTTAACAAAAGTCAAAGAACCATCGGTTGAGTATCTAACTGTATCGGAACTAGTCTCATCCACTTGGTCAAAATTAACGGAGTCTACTTCGTCCGCATTTATTATTACATATTTTCTGCTCATAATTTATTTAATTTATTAAGATGGTACTGAAGTTGAAAAGGTTGGGCCGTTAGTAAGTGTGCCGTTGTTACCTCCGCTACCTTGGTCTGTAATAGTTGTGCCTGTACCCCCATCGTTATCTCCCATTCTCCACCAGCCAACGGGACTTAAATTTAAACCATCAGAACCTAAATCATTAGGTACACCATCATTGTAAATGTCTCCTATATCGCCACCTGCTTCCGCACCTATCGATACCCCTCCGTCTGACAGAGCCGAGTCAAAGATTGCAGCTTCATCAATAAGTCCAGGGAAATAAAGATTACTACCACTTGTTCGGTTTCTCGCACCTACATAAATTGATCGATTAGAAACAAAATTAGTTAATGTTGCCGACATAGTCGATGAAATTTTATAAACCCCATCGATGTACATTTTTCCAACGACATTTGAACCGTCTTGTTCAACCGCAACTAAAATATGAAACCAATCTGAGGTATTCCACCCACTAGCAGGAGTGGCATTGCAAGTTATTTTTGCAGTTCCAACCTCTAACCTAAAAGTTAGATTACCATTATTCACTGCATTGCTTATATAAAATCCATTCTGGTCAGCACTATCGTCCCATGACCCAAAAGGTGACATATATGAAGACGCATCACCTAGGGAAGACAATTTTAGCCAAAGTGAATAGGTAAAACCTCCACGAATAGTTGATTGGAAGGTTGAACCTGTATCAACATAGTCATCACTTCCATCAAAGCTTACGCTGTATTGGTTTGTTAATGGAGGTGCTCCAAACTTACTCAAAGTAGCATCACTCGCACCAGCAGTTACTTCAGCAATGTAAAAGAATCCTGTGTCTGTGGCATGATATATTTCACCTTGTACACATTCCTTCTTGAACTTTGCTTTGTTCGCATCAGTCCCTGTTTTAACAGCGATGGTGTAATCTTTATGACCTAACTTCATTGACCAGTAGCAGATGGTGTAAACTCAGCTAAAGTAGAATCGGAAGCACCAGCAGTAGTTTCAGCTAGGTAAAGTTTCTTAGTGTCAGTAGCAAAGTAGTATTCACCTTGCGTAGCCTCCTTAGCAAACTTCGTCTTATTAGCATCCGTCCCTGTCTTAACAGCGATGGAGTAATCCTTGCGTCCTAACTTTTGCTGTGCCATGACTTAGGAGGCTGTACCAGCGTTGATGCAAGGAGAGGATGGGCGAAGGCGAAGGTCACCATTTGCGGAGTCTACGAATAGTGGGTCATCATTTATATTCGTTCCACTTGCAGTATTATCAGTGTTACATTGGAAAAAACAACTAAATGTAGCTTTCGTGTTTAAACTTAATCCTGATGGAAAAGCCGAAACATCGTCACTAGAAAAAATACAATTCTTCATTCCGCTTGGAAACCCACCTGTCAATGTTCTTGTTGTCGAATTAGCGAACAAAAAAGCAAACGTACAATTCTGTATGTCGAATGTATTAATATAGCGTGTTACAATTGCATCCCCACTTACTGAGCGGTATAAAGTAGAATTGTTATGAAATTGTACGTCTCCGTTCCCTGCA